TTAACATCTGCAACTGCTAAGTCAAAAAAACCTAAGAAAAAAATACAATCGCGTGGATTCAACGACAGCTATAAGCCTAATATTAAGGAAATTGATTGATGTATAAACGTAACAAATACAACGCCATCAAAGTTAAAGATGATGGCTACACATTTGACAGTAAGCGTGAACACGCAAGATATTTATATAACAAGCAAAGATTAAAGGATGGTGAGATAACAGAACTTGAGATACACCCGGTATATCAGATATTAGTTAATGATCAAAAGATATGTAGATATACTGCTGACAGCCAATATAAGAATAAAGAAGGCACATTAATAGTGGAAGATGTTAAATCACCTATAACTGCTAGAATGCCTAGGTTTCGGCTTATAAAGAAGCTCATGAAGGCTGTGCATAATATAACAATTTTAGAGGTATACTAAAAAAAAGGGCAGTAGAAAGGATTAAAAACTACTGCCCAGTTGTCTGCGATCATAGGGGAGGAAAACAAGCAGACACACATATTAATAAAGATATTGACGTAATTGTCTATATGCGATTACAATTAAACTGTAAAAAAGGAAAACAAAATGAGCTTACCATATTTTAATTACTACCCAAAAGACATGGGCTACAAAACAATGCACCTAACTTTAGCAGAGTTTGGCGCATACAACAGACTGCTATCACTTTGCTGGACTACACCGGGATGCACCATCCCAAAAGACATTGAATGGATTGCCAGAAAAATGCTTATTAGATCAGAGCAAGATAAAGCTGTGTTGTTGGCAATTTTAGATGAGTTTTTTATTGTTATAAAAGGGCAATATGCAAATAAGAGATTGCTAGAAGAATATAAGAAAAGTGACAGTAAGTATAAAATAAAAGTTAAAGCAGCTAAAAAAGGGGGAGCAGCTACAGCATTGAAATATAAAGAAAAAGATAGCGCCAACAGGCTTGCAGATGATAAGGCCATAAGGCTTGCCAACCAGAACCAAGAACCAGAACCAGAACCAATTATTAATAATATACTATACAGAAAATGGAGGCCAAAAACATTAAATGCATCAACTAAGACAGCGCAGATGGTTCGTGATCATATGAGCAAAGATGTTTACGAGTTAGAGCTGGAAAAGTTTGTAGAATTTCACATAGACAATAAAACTGAGTCTACTGATTTTAACAGGCAGTGGCGTACTTGGTTAAAAAACCATTTCACATACAATGACAACAACAAAAAAGGAAAACAAAATGTCAGAAATAATAAAACTAACAAATACGCGCAAATCGGTGAGCAAAGACGTGCTAATCGGGGAAACTTGCTTAAAGAGTATCAACAGTCTTAAAGGCTGGCCCAGAGATTTTGACTGTGCGCAAGATAAACAGATGGCAGCTGGGCAAAAGAAAAACATAGAGAAAGTCAAAGAGCATTATCTTACTACATTACAGCCAGCTAAAGCTAAAACTATATTAGGCTGCATTGAACTGCTTGAAAGCAGATACTATGAAGTTGCAAGACCGCCTGAGCTACAAAAGCAATTAGACCGCGAGTGGATTGCTGACATGAAAGACTATCCAGAAGATTTGATACATCAAGCTTGCGTGAATTGGCGAAACTCAAGTCAAAGCTTTGCACCTAGATCAGCTGGCGTATTGATGGAGTCAGTCAAGCCTGAGTATGTTAGACGCAAAAGCTTATATTTAAAAGCTAAGTCAGTGCTGGAGTTGATATAATGCTTATTAACAAAATACATGAAGAAGTACATAGAGCACCTTGGCTAGGTTTAAAGCAAATAGCGTTTGCTTGTAATACTACCCCGGAAAGCGTCAGCTCGACACTATCCCGGTGCGGTACGTCATTTAATAAATTGAAGGCGCAAGAGATACGTAAGCTAAAGGATTTTGAGATAAACAGTAAAAGTTTTTTAGCTAAAGATGCTATAGAAGCTATGAGGTCTATAAAATAAACGTAAAAAAAATACATTTAACACTTGTACATGTAAAAAAAATAACACATATTGTGTAAATAGACAAAAACAAAGGATTTAAAATGGACAAGCGTATAAAATATGAATTTATTTATTTAGATTTTGATCTAATGGATAAACAAGAAAAAGCAGAGGCACTTGCAGAGGGCAAAAAAGTATTGCGTGATTTATGTAATTTTGTAGTGCTTTCTACATTTGTTTTAACATTTACAGCAACAGCATTAGTGTGGGTAGGTTAGTATGATGAGCACAGCAGCAATGACAGAAGAAGAGTTAAATAAGTATTATGATGTGTATGGTGAGTTTGAAAATTTGCCATTTGATATGGAAATTATGATGTATAGATTGCTTGATACATTGACAACTGAGCAAATAGAAGATGTGTTAGACCAAATAGATGCAGAAGGCTTACAAGAGCGAGAGTGGAAGATATTAGAGCGGAAACATGACAGGCAGTTTGGCGGTATGTACGCAACCGAAGAAACAGAGTATTAATCATGAATAAAAGCAAGCATAGTTATAATAAACCGAATAGTTTTTCGGGGTATTTTGCTAAAAAAGGCATAATAATTTTTATAGTAACTATCTTGCTTTATGGTTTAATTTAGCTAGTCTTAGATTATGGATAACACTGTCAAAAGATATATACAGTATGTAGAGGTCACAGGAACTGATGCTGTTGTTGTATTAGACGACGGCAGTGTGTTAGGCGGTGTTTTTAGTGTGCAAGCTACAACTACTGCCCCGATAGAAGGTGAAGAAGAAACGCCATCACAAAGCTTTGCTAATATATTAGCCTACATACTACATGAAAATGTTACCTTTACTGATATACAAACAGCAGACAAAACACAGCACTGATAATGGCAAAGCATTGGTCAGATAGTAAAAAAGAGTTAGCTGCTAAGTTATGGGCTAATGCAGAATTAAACACACATCAAATTGCTGAAAGATTAGGCTGTACTTATCATGCGTTGCAATTATTTGCATACAGAAACAGGCATATATTACCCAAACGCGGTTATGGTCAGATGCACAGACCTAATAATAAAAAAATAAAATTAGTAGCTGCAAAGCCTGTACAGATCACACGTTATAAAGATCCTGTTGCTATACACAAAGCGAGCAAGCTTTGGCATGATGGCTACGCTGTTGCGGCTATAATAAAAACACTAAAAATGGGCGACAAGACTTTCGTAAAAATGAGAAAGCACAGCCCTACAAGCTTCCCCAAACGTAATAAAAACAACAATGTGGTAAATATTGAATGGACAGATAAATTTATCAAAAGGCTAGGTTTTAACACAGTTACTGAATTAGAAGATAATCTGGTCACAGCATCGTTTGCAAAACCCGGTAAAGGTTTTTATCTAAGAACAACAAGCGGTGATGGTTGGCTACATATGAGCGGTAAAACTGTGACAATACAAAAACGCTACAGATACCGGGGCACATTGAGACAAGCGCTTAACATGAAAAAGACTTGTAGTTTTGAAGTAGATATAGTGCCAGAAGATAAAAGCAATGACTAGCTGGCACATACTCAAAACCAGAACTAACAGAGAGCTGTCTATACATGACTTTTTAGATAAAGAAGGCATCAGTTGTTACACACCATTTGACACACGCATTTTAAGATCAAGTCATGTGCAAAGAAAGGCGCGGCAAAGAACAACATATATAGTCCCGGTGTTTACAGGTTATTTGTTTTTCAAGATAGATATACGCACAGACTTACCAAAGCTTTCTATAGCAACACAAAAGTGTAAAGATATTTATGGTATCATAATGAAAGACGATAGTGATTTGTATCGCATAAAAGATGATGTCATTGATTCATTACGCGTTGCTTATCCTACAGGCTACATACCTAACGTACACATAGGCAAAAACAGGCAGCGCAAGATTGATTATAGTGCGCCAAGATTTATTAAAGGCCAAAAGGTAAGGTTTAAAGCTGGGCCATTGCAAGGCATAGACTTAACAGTAGACAGGCAAATGAATGACCAGATAGACTTATTGATGGAGTTTTTGTCTAGTACCCGGAAGGTAACAGCTATGATTGATAGTATAAAGGTGTGATATAAACACAATATGTGTTGCCATATTGACACAAAACCCCATATATAGTAAATATACGTTAGATCGGGCCGCGCGTACTTTGGTAGCCTCGCCCCCTAGCTGTACGCATTACAGCAGTAAGGCTTGCTATGCTTTTGAATAATAGGAGTTTTTAAAAAATGGTTTTATGTAAATCCTGTACATCCCCGGTAACGTGTAAGAATAACAAACGCTGCATGAAAAAAGGCACATATAAACGCAAAACAGTAAAAAAGCGTAGATATTAACCAACCATAAAACATAAGAAAAAGTCTAAAGTAGATAAAAGTAGAAACATGGCAGAAAAAGCTAAACGTAAAAAAACAGGTGGCCGCAAAAAAGGCGTACCTAACAAGCAAACTGCACTACTAAAAGATGCTATATTAACTGCTGCACAAAGAGCTGGTGGCAATGAAGAAGATGGTATGGTTAAGTATTTAACAGATCGCGCATTAGACAATCCAACTGCATTTATGGGATTGCTAGGGAAAGTGCTACCGATGCAATTAGCTAATGATGATAGCGGTGAGCCATTTAAAGTTGTTACACGCATAGAGTTAGTAGCGCCAGAAAATGACGACACTTAACTTAGAGTTACCAGCAAAACTAATACCTGTATTTGAAGGTGACGCAGAAGTGCGCGGTGCTTATGGCGGCAGAGGTAGTGCTAAAACACGCAGCTTTGCGATGATGAGTGCGGTTAGAGGCGCTATCTGGGCTAGTGAAGGTAATAGTGGACAGATACTGTGTTGCCGGGAGCACTTAAACTCACTTGATGACTCATCACTTGCAGAGGTAAAAGCTGCAATACTTGGCAACGAATGGCTAACTAGCTGTTACGATGTTGGCGAAAAGTATGTAAGAACAGCAGACCATTTGCCCGGTAGGATAGATTACACGTTTGCTGGACTAAGGCATAATCTTGAAAGCATTAAGTCAAAAGCGCGTATTATGCTGTGTTGGGTAGATGAGGCTGAGCCTGTTAGCGAGTTAGCATGGGCAAAGTTATTGCCTACAATACGTGAAGTAGATTCAGAGGTTTGGGTAACATGGAACCCGGAACGTAAGAACAGCGCAACAGATAGACGTTTTAGACTAACACCGCCAGCTGGCAGTAAAATAGTTGAAATGAATTGGAAAGATAACCCTTGGTTTAATAGAACCCGGTTAGCCAGCCAAAGATTAGAAGATCAAGAAAAACGACCAGACAGCTATGAATGGATATGGGAAGGCGACTATGCCAGTGTGCATGAGGGTGCGTATTTTAGTAAGTTACTAGCTAATGCTAAACGTGAAGGCCGCATAGTTGATATGTTACCAATAGATCCAGCACTACCTGTTTATGGTTTTCACGATATTGGTGGCTCTGGTGCTAAAGCTGATAGTTATACTATTTGGTTGGCTCAATTTGTAGGTGATTGGATAAACGTGCTAGATCATTACATAGCACAAGGTCAGGTGCTAAGTTATCACATCAATGAGATGCGTAGACGATGGCCTCACGCTATTATGCAGCTACCGCATGATGGTGTTAATGAGAATAGCTGGACAGGTAAAAGAGTAGAAGATCATTGGAGAGATGGCGGGTTTGAGGTGTTAAAACCATTACCAAACCAAGGTAAAGGCGCAGCAATGCAACGTGTTGAGGCTGTAAGGCGCATATTGCCTAAATGTAAATTTGTAAAAGATAAGACTGAAGCTGGGCGTGCTGCATTAGGATGGTATCACGAAAAAAGACCATCAGATGGTAGAGATGTAGGACTTGGCCCTAATCACGATTGGTCATCACATGATGCTGACAGCTTTGGCCTAATGGCGCTGATGTCAGATAAATTTAAAATAAAAAAGGCAAAGCCGTTGGTAATGCCTAATTATGGAAGTGCAATATAATATGCTAAAATATGATAATGATTTAGGCGTAGATGATTCAAACAACACTGCAAGCGGTGTTGATGATGCTGGCAATGATGATTTGCTGTCAATGGTACGTGCTGAGTTTTCACAAAGCATTGGTATGTCACATGATAGCGATTTAACGTCATCAAGAGAAATAGCGCTGCGTTATTACAATGGCGATGTATTTGATGTATCTGTATTTGGACAGCGTAGTAAAACTGTAAGCACAGACATAGCAGATAATATTGAGGCAGTGTTGCCTGACTTGGTTGATGTTTTATCCGGGGAAGATGTTGCTGTATTTCAACCTGTAGGTATTGAAGATGAGGAAGCTGCACAGCAAGAAACAGACTATATTAATCATGTTTTCTTTGAGCAAAACAACGGCTTTCAAATATTATATGATGGAATCAAAGAAGCGCTGTTATTAAAAACAGGTATATTTCGTTGGTACTGGGAAGAAGATACGTACACAGACACTAAAAACTTTGATCAACTAGATGGTCTTGGTTACATGACTTTGCTAGATCAGGGCTATCAATTAACGGAAGGCGTTGTAGAGGAAATTGGTGAAGATGAGATAACAATAACAAACGCTGTGTTTAGTAAAGAAATAACAAAAGGCTGCGTAAAAGTTGAAACAATACCAAGCGAGCGCTTTGCTGTTGGTAGAGATACAGTAAGACTTAGAGATGCAGCGTATTGCGTTGCCCAAATTGAAACACGTAAACAGGATTTGCTAGATAAAGGTTATGACCCAGAAAAGGTAAACAACCTAACTAATGTTGACGCTATGGATAATGAAACCATAGCTGATGCTAGAGATGTTGATACCATTGATGATAACTACAGCAACAGCATAGGGCCAATGCAGCAAGTCACAATACTTGAGCATTACATACGTGTTGAAGGTCAGATAAAACGACTAATTACAGATTATGACAGCACTACAGTTTTAAGCGTAGAAGATGCGCAATATATACAATACTCAAGCATTTGCCCATATCCCATGCCGCACAGGTTTTATGGTTTATCGTTGGCTGACAAGCTTATTGAAGTGCAGCGTGTAAAAACAGGCATACAACGTCATATGCTAGATGAATTGTCATTTAGCCTAAATCAACGCATGGAAGTATCAGAAGATGGTGCAAATGAAAACACTATATCTGATTTGCTTAACAACACGCCCGGTGCGCCGATACGATCACGCAATGGCGGTGCCGTAAGACCAGTTCGGCTGGCTGGCAGTGGTTTTGATTATTTGTCTGCATTAGAAACAGCAAATGTCATGGCGGAGCGCCGCACAGGTATAATGCGCGGTGAAACAGGTATGAAAGCTGACACACTGCACGATACTGCATCTGGAGCGCTAACAATGCTTTCTGAAGGCAAGAAGCGTACAAGATTAATGGCACGTATATTTGCTGAAGGCGGCATCAAGGACATGATGCTTGGCATACATTGCTTGATCAAAGAATATGCAACAGTAGCTGATTATGTAAGGCTTAGAGGTAAGTGGACACAAGTAGACCCTACTAAATGGGGTAGACGTAACGATATGACTATTGAGATTGGTGTTGGCGCTGGTGGTAAACGACAAGAGGCTATGTTGGCGCGTGAAGTTATTAATTTACAGGCGCAAATTGTACAGCAACAAGGCGGTGCGCCAGAAGGATCACTAGCAACACCGCAGAGCATACACGCCGCGTTAGTTAGGTTTGCAGAGAAAGCTGGCATGAAAGCGCCAGAACTTTACTTCCCTGCACCACAAGAAATGCCTGAAGATGGGCCGCCGCCGCCAACTGATGCACAAGTAAAAGCACAGGCTGATGCTCAATCTAAACAGCAAGAGATGGAGCTAAAGAAATACGAGATAGACAGCAAGATGCAGTTGGAGCGTGAAAAGTTAGCGCAAGCTGATGCAATTGAGCGTGACAAGCTCGAGCGTGAAACAGCACTAGCTATTGAGATGCGTAAATATGAACTACAAATGAAAGAAAAGATGTCATCATTTAGACCGGGAGGTAGCCTAATTACATGACCAAAAAGGACAAAGCAGAAGCAAGTGCTGATGCAGTACAGGCAAAACGTGAATTGAAGCTGACAACCGCAGCACTAAAAAACATGGAAGAAACAGCAATGGAAAACTTGCTAAAAACTAAACCAGAGGAAGAACATAAAAGACGTGAACTCATAGCGCTTATCAATGTGTGCCGTGAGATTCCACGTAAACTAAACAACTACATTGACACTCATAAGATCAACCAAGAAGGAGTCTAAGAAATGAGTAATGAAGCCCCCTTAAGTATCGACCAAGCTGTAAGCGAGCTAACACAGTTAGAACCGCCAAAGCCTGAAGAAGCAGAAACTACAAATGCTGTAGAGGAAGTAGAAGCAGAAGATACTGAACTAGATGGTGAACCAGAAACCATCGACACTGATGAGGAGCCTGACGATAGCGAGGTCAACCTTGAAGATGAAGAAGTTGAGGAAGTTGAAGCGGAAGATGATGTTCCGTCAATCGATGCACCCCAATTCTGGACAGATGGCGCAAAAGATGTTTTCTCATCACTGCCTGCTGAAGCACAATCTGTTATTGCAGATGAAGTTAAGCGGTCACAAGCTGAAACAACTAGAGCGCAACAAGCTGCGGCTGAAGCTACCAAGCAATCGGTACAGCGCATGGAAGAACTACACAATGTAATTGAGTCAGTGCACACTGAAACAGCTACGTTGGATAGATTATTTGATCAGCGTTGGAAAGATGTAAACTGGGTAGAGATGTCACAAAGAAACCCATCTGAATACTTGCAAAATAAAGCGTTGTTTGAAGCTGAGTCGCAAGCCCTAGAGGTTCATAAAGAATCTGCGGTCACTGCACAAAAAGAATATGAACAACAGATATTGCAAGAAAACTTTGCAAATGCACCTAAGTTATTCCCAGATTTATTAGATGTTGTGAAAGGCCCGGAGATACAACAAACATTGACTAAGACGTTGTTATCACTTGGCGCGACACCTGAAGAACTCAGATTTGCAAAACCCGGAATGTTAGCTCTGGCATATGATGGTATTAAATACCGGGATAGTCAGAAGAAACTTTCAAAAACTAGCGCAAAACCTGTGCCCAAGGCAATCAAGTCAAAAGGCAAATCAGCAGGCAATGCAAATTCATTAAGAAAAGCTCGTGCTGCAAAGCGCTTCAACAAGTCTAATTCATTAGATGATGCTGTAGCGTTATTGTTATCGAGTTAGCTATCAATAGGAGATTTTTAAGATGGCTGCACCAACAAACACAATCGTACCAGCAGGTGTTGCTGGCAACAGAGAAGACCTCTCAAACCTCATTGAGCGCGTTGCTCCTGAGAAAACACCATTTTGCTCAAACATTAAAGGCGGCGGCGTAAAAGTTACTGCTACAAGACATGAGTGGCAAACAGAAACACTAGCAACTCCTGATGCTGCTTCAGCACAAGTTGATGGTGATGATACTACATCATTCGAAGCTAACACAAGAACACGTGTTGCTAACCGCGTACAAACTAAAAAACGTGCGGTAGTTGTAGCTGGCATACAAGAAGCTGTTGACTCAGCTGGCGTAGCGTCAGAAATGGCTAGACAAAAGCTCATCAAAGGTATTGAGCTAAAGCGTGACTTTGAAGCTCGCTTCATTGGTAACTTTGCTTCATCAGAAGAATCAGGATCAACTGGGCGTAAAGCTGCTGGTGCATTAGCATGGGCAACTTCAAACGTATCACGCGGATCAGGCGGTGCTAATGGTGGATACAGCGGAACAGATTGTGCTGCTGCTACAAATGGTACACAGCGTACTTTCACTAAAACTATTATGGATTCCGTAATTCAATCTGGATTTAATAATGGCGCTACATTCTCACAAATCTACATGAGTGCTGCTCACAAAGCTACATTCTCTGGATTTGCTGGACTTGCAGCTAACCGCTATGAAATCAACGGATTAGATGAAGGTGTAGTTGTTGGCGGTGCAGACGTTTATCTGTCTAACCACGGCAAAATGACTATAATACCAGTACAGTATGGCCTAACACGCGATGCTCTATTTGTAGACCCATCCATGTGTACTTTAGGTACATTACGTTCACCACGTTATGAAGAACTATCCAAAACTGGTGACAACGAAAAAGGTCAAATCCTTGGTGATATGACGCTAATCGTTAAGAACGAAAAAGGTCTAGGCGTAGCCGCAGACTTAACCTAGTATTAGGTAACTACCGGGGGTTGGCATTTGCCAGCCCCTATATATACAGGAGAAAGATATGCCAAAGGCAAAAGCAGCACCAAAAATTAAAGCTAAAGTAAAACATGATCGCGTTGAGTGTATAGTCACCAAAAAGGGCGGCATAGCACAAATAAGAACAGGCAAATTAAGCGCAGATGGTACTGAGTTATGCTATAAAAAAGGCGATATCTTTAAAACAGACGCAAATCAGGCTAAACTGTTAGAGAATAACGACCTAGTTGTTGCAAGGGATTAACATGAGTAGTTTTAAACCATTTTCATATGATGCAGCTACAGGCATTAAGCACAGCCTTGCAGTTGATAACACAACTGATGAAATGTATGTAAAAACAGAACAAGATGTTACTAAAATACTAGATAGCAACAAGCGGCAACAATATGATGCTAAGGGCACATTAGGCAAAGCTGATTTAGTTAAAGTTGGCACAATACCATTAGGGCTAATACAGCATTGGAAAGCAACAGAAGGCATTGATGTGTTTAATCAAGACCATTGGCCTAAAGTTGTAGAAAAATTAAACAGTAATGAATTTCAAGCATTGCGAGTAGCGCAGTTTAAGGTGTAGTTATGGCATTTGCAAATCTAGGCGAATTAAAGACAGTTATAAATGACACGTTAAATCGTACTGATTTGACTGCACAAATACCTAATTTCATCAAAATGAATGAAGAAAGCGTAAACCGCAAAGTCAATGTATCTGAGATGGAAGAATACACCGAGTTTACTATAAACGTAGGTCAAACAACATTGCCTACAAACTTCTTAGAGATGCGTAATATACAGATGAAAAGCTCTGAATATCCATTGCAGTATGTACCGCATAACTCATTGGATGGCATAGGCGCTGACTCAGGTATACCAAGATTTTACTCAATACAAGGCACTAAACTATTATTCTATCCGTTTCCCCCAGATGCTACTATTGGCATTATGAGATACTTGGCTGAAGTAACGCCTTTAGTAAATGATGTAGATACAAATTGGTTGTTAAGTAAATCACCGCAAATATACTTGTATGGTACATTATTACACGCTGCACCATTTTTAAATGATGACAGCAGATTGCCTGTCTGGGCTAGTTTGTTTGAAGATGCTGTTAGAGCATTGAACGATCAAGACAAGCGGAGAATGTCAGGAACTAAACCACAAATGATAAACGCAACAGCGGGATACTATTGATATGCCTACAACAACTAACTATGGTTGGACATACAACCTACCAAATACTGCACAAGATACATGGGGCGGTGATTTAAACAACACGCAAATAGCGATTGATGCGCAAGTAAAAAGTAATGAAAACCTTGCTAATTCAAAAGCGCCAATAGCAAGCCCTACATTTACAGGCACTGTTACCGGGCCTACATTTGTTGGTAATCTTACAGGCAATGTTACAGGTAATGTTACAGGCAACGTGACTGGTGCAGTGACAGGCAATGCAACGTCAGCAGATAAATGGTCTACTGCTAGAACAGTAACACTAACAGGAGTTGTTACAGGCAGTATAGCATTTGATGGTACAGGTGATTTTACACTAGCTACATCTGTTGGCACAATAGCAGATGATACACTAACAATAGCGCAAACAAGCGGTCTACAAGCTGCATTAGATAGCAAAGTAGCACACGCAAGCGGCAATGGTAGAACAATTACTGTAGGCAATACAGCGCCTACAAGCCCATTAACAGATGACATTTGGTTTGATACAACGGCATAATGGCGATAAAAACTTATAACGGCACTGCATTTGCAGACGCAACAGCTAAGTATTACAATGGTAGTGCGTGGGTGGAGCCTAGTAGTGGTGTTAAGCGTTGGAATGGTAGTGCATGGGAAGTTGTTTCTACTGCATTTGAAGCTACATTAACGCAAACAACATTGTTTGGCTCTACGTCATACAACTCAACTTTGGGTAGCTACACAGGCGTTACAAGTAGCCCCGGAACAGGTTACACAGCAGTGACAGTCACAGGCGGTAAAGCGCCATTTACATATCAATGGTTTTATGTATCTGGCACTGTAAGTAATATCAATCTGTTTCCACAACTGCCTACTCAGTTCACTACAAGATTTAGTTTTAATTACGCATTATCAGCAGGCAATGCTGTTTATAGATGCCAAGTAACAGATGATGATGGCAACGTAATAAATACAGACACAGTTACAGTGAGTTTTAGTTAATGTTAGTACCATTAAACATACCGCCCGGTGTATACACTAACGGCACAGAGTATCAGTCTAAAGGCCGTAACTTTGATGCTAATCTAGTGCGTTGGCAATTTGGTGCATTAGGGCCAATGGGCGGCTGGAGGCAAAGAACAACCACAACTGTAAGCGGTAAGGCAAGACGTGTTATATCTTGGCGTGATAACAACAATCAAGTGTGGGCTGCAATAGGAACAAATAGCCATTTATATGCTATGACAGCTGGCGGTGCTGTAACAGACATAACGCCTAGTGGATTAACTGTTGGGCGTGCAGATGCAGATACAGGCGCTGGATTTGGTACAGGTTTATATGGACAAGGGCCGTATGGTGTAAGTAACCCAGCTGTAGTAAGCACTACAAATCCTGCAAGCATCTGGTCATTAGATACATTTGGTCAAATAATGTTAGGTGTATTGCCTGATGACGGCAAACTGTACGAATGGAATGTAAACGTCAATGTTGATGCTACACAAGTAACAAATGCGCCTGTAGATAATAGAGCTGTATTGGTAACGCCAGAACGTATTGTAATGTGCCTTGGAGCAGCAGGAGTACCAAGAGATGTTGCTTGGTCAGATCAAGAAGATAGAAACCAATGGACAGCCGCAGCTAACAACCAAGCTGGTAATTTTAGCTTACAAACAGCTGGTACAATATTAAATGCTGTAAATGTCAAAGGCGGTAGTCTTATATTTACAGACAAAGATGTGTGGCGCGTTGTGTATTTAGGGCCGCCATTAGTGTACGGATTTCCACAAGATAATGCTGGTGGTGGTTTAGTATCCGCTGGCGCAGTAACAACGGCTGATGGCGCAGCTTATTGGATGTCACATGAAAACTTTTATGTTTATACAGGTTACAGTCAACCTATAAAATGCGACGTACATGATGCAGTGTTTAAAGATATTAACAGGGCGCAAATTAGCAAAGTTACTGCTTGGCATAACGCTTCATTTGGTGAGGTTTGGTGGTTTTACCCTAGTGCTGATAGCACTGAAAATGACAAATATGTGGTTTATGACTACAGAGAAGGACATTGGAACAAAGGCAGTTTATCGCGATTATGCGCGACAGACAAAGCGCCATTACCATACCCAATAGCTGTAGATGCGAGTGGCAAAATATATGATCATGAATTTGGCTATGATCACAATGGCGATGTTAGTTTTATTGAGCATGGGCCTGTTGAGCTTGGTGTTGGTGAAACTACAGCGAATGTGACGTTTATATACCCTGATGAAAGCGCACAGGGCGACGTGAGCATGACTTTTAAGACCAAGATATACCCTAACAGCGCAGAGCGTAGTTTTGGGCCTTATACGGCAACACAGCAGCCTGTACCTGTCAGAGTACATGGCAGACAAATGCTAGTAAAAGCGATAGGTGCAGAGTCAACTAACTGGCGTTTAGGTATACCTCGTATTGAAGTAATGCCGGGGAGTAAAAGATGAGACTGCCTGACGCAATGCCAACGTATGATCTGATCAATGAAACAGAAACGCGCCGTAATATTACATATGAAATGACGCAAACACGTAAGATCAATGAAGATATAAATATAAACGCAAGCAATAGATTAATACTTACAAGCCCGAACGGAACACGCTATAGTGCAAGTATTGATAACTCTGGAGTATTAACATGGACAGCTCTGTAAATATAGAGAACCATAAAGAGCAAATTGTAAACGCATTGGCGCGATCAGGTCACAAGCATACGTTTGATGACGTTGTAAAGGCTGTAGCTAATGATGATGCACAGTATTGGCCAGCTAATAACAGCGCTGCAATAACGCAAGTAGCTAAAAAGTCTGATGGCACTGTTGGGTTGAATGTTTGGCTGTATGGCGGTGATTTAAAAGACTTTTATCTTTTGGTTGATGCTGCAAAGAAACACGTAAAAGACTTAGGCGGTGACTTTATTATGACATTTGACCACCGCAAAGGCTGGAACAGATTATTAAAAAAACTTGGTTTTGTTGAGCATGGCAAAACTCTAATATGGAGGCTCTAATGGGCGGTAAGAAAAAAGTAGAAACAACGCAAGATAACAGCCTTGATGAGTTTTCAAGACAGCAATATAATACTATTAGTGGCAATATAAACCAGCTAATGGGCCAAGAGTTTACACCTTATTCCGGGCAAAGAGTGGCTGGAGTCAATGATTTAGAGCGCGACGCTATAAACACATATTTACAACAATCTGAAGGCACAAGAGGTTTGTTAGGTGATGCAACGGGTATGGTACAAACAGGCGCACAATACACGCCAGAGCAAGTACAAGCGCAGAACTTTGCTAATGCCGATTTGTCTGCATACACAAACCCATTCCAACAGCAAGTTATTGATGCACAATTATCTGAGATAGAAAGACAACGTGGACAGACCGCAGAGCGCATTGATGCTGATGCCGCTAAGTCTGCTGCGTTTGGTGGTTCAAGGCAAGCAATACAGCAAGCTGAAAGTGACAGAAACTTTGGTGATATAGCGGCAAGAACAGGTGCTGATTTAAGATCACAAGGTTTTCAGCAAGCTTCTGCTATGTATCAGCAAGATGCTGCAAGGCAGATGCAAGCTGATTTAGCAAATCAACAAGCTGGACTAAGTGGAGCGCAGTTAAGATTGCGCGGCGCTGGATTATTAGGCGACATGGCCGGGCAAATGTCAGATGCCGATATGCGTGAAGCAGCTATGCGCGGAAGTTTAGGTCAACTTGAAAGAGGACAAGAGCAAGCTGAACTAGATGCGCAATACCAAGCATATTTAATGGCCTATGATGACCCATATAAACGCGCACAATTACAGTTAGGCTTGTTAGGTAACACGCCAATGATACAAGACTCAAGAGGCACACAGACAACAAGCGGTGGTGGTTTAGGCAGCTTGCTTGGCGGTGTTGGTCAAGTTGTTGGAATGTTTAGAGGCAAATAAGTACAAGTAAGGTAAGGTTATGGTATTTTTTAGAGGAATGATGAATCAGCAGCGTAGTTTGCCAAGGCGCAAAATGCCTGTGCGTACAGGTGGTAATTTTGGTGGTGCTTTTGCGTTAAATCCATCATTAAGTGGATTATCTACCATTACACAGCCAAGATTTAGAGGACAAGGCGACATTATAACAAACCCAGATATTATAGCGGCATTAGAAACACCGGGTGGCGGCACATTTAAAGGGGCAAATGGCCGTATTACAACTGTTGAGCCAGATTATATAGCCCCTCCATCCCCTGCAAACAACATGAGTTTTGCGCAAGGTATGATTAGTAATATAATACCAGAACAAGATGGTGCTGCAACAGGAAGTCAACAAATTAGCGATCCTAACATTGATGGCCAAAGAGTGTTAAGTGATGATGAGCAATCAACTATAGACAATGCGGCATTACAAGAGCGGTTAAAGGGTAGATATGATGCACCCGGTTACACTACTACAGATAAGATAGCTGCTATTGCTGGTGTATTAGGCGACGTATTCTCTGCACCGGGAGATAGAAACAAAACAGCGTCTATAATGCAAACTATAGAAGCTAGACGTGCTGGCGATATGCAAAGAAAGCAAGCAAGATTAGCAGATGAAAGTCACAGGAGCGTTGTTGGTAGTTTAATTAAAAATGGTGTAATATCAAAAGAATTAGCGCCAGCTGCAATGGCTAACCCTGAGTTATTAAGTTCAATATTACAACTACGAGCGGAGGATACAAGTTTAAGTGGGCAGGCAGATATAGACCTTACAACAGCGCAAACTGAAAAAACCATAGCTGGAACTGATCTTACACGAACGCAAATAGAAGATATACATACCGAAAACGTCTTTAACGAAAAGCAATTTAATCGCGAGAATTTTGAATCTGATAGAAAATATGAACTTGCGGTTAAAGACGAAGCTAATCAACGTGCATCTTTAGACATAAGGCACAGAACATTAGAAGAAAATATAAGGAAAAATGGCGTAGATGAAGAATTGGCAAGACAAAAAGCAACGCTAGAGCGTAGTAAATACAATGAAAAAAAGAAAGAGTACAAACCTGATGAGCTAAAAGGTGCTGTTTTTTACAATAAAGCTAATAATGCTTATACTGCTTTAGATATGATAGAAAAAGATGGATTTAGCACAGTTGCATTTGCTTTGAGTCCTCAGTTTTTAAAATCAGATAAAGGTAGAGCATATTTAGCTGCAAAAGAAGAATACATTACTGCGGTATTGCGTAGAGAATCTGGTGCAGCAATAGGTGACCCAGAGTTTGAAAGATATAATAAAATTTACTTCCCTAGAGTCGGAGATAGTCCAAAAGTCATAGCAAACAAAGCTGCCAAACGCAAAGTTATGCTCCAAAACCTAGCCTTACAAACCAATGGTGCTTATCAAGATGAGAGATATTACGTTGCGCCTGAAACGCAAACTATAACTGATATTTTATCTTCAGAAGATCAGCCGTTATAATACAATAAACACAAGAGATAAGTATGGCATCAAAACTTGATATATTAGTAAATTTACTGCGTAAGGGTATAAAGCCTGACCCATCACTAATTGGAAGATATGGGCTACCGCAGTATACTGACAGAAGCAGCGGTAACGTACTTGGTAGATCAACTGAGCAACCTACATATCAACAACAATTGTTTAAGCAACCTGTAAATACTGCAATATTAAATGCTGTTACAAATTATGGTGCTGACATTATAGAAAATCCTGTGCAAACATTGGCTATAGACCCAGCAGTGGCAGTTGCAAACACACCAGCAAAAACTCTGCAAGCATTTGGTGATTTAACGTCAGCTAGATTGCAAGGGGCAACTGGCAGACCTAATCAGCAAAAATTAGAAAGCGGATTAACTAGTTTAGCAGAGGCGGCTGGCGGTGCTGCTGAAGTGGTAGGTGTAGGATTGCCAATAGCAAAAGCTGGTGCAAAACCATTGAGAGCATCACTTAATAATTTACTTTCAAAAAACCCTGATACATTACAACCAAAGCCTGATAACAGCATAACTAAAGAAATTGCAGAGCAAGTGGGTACTGATGCTAAAGTTAGCCCGGTAGTAGATGACGCTGTTGATGCAACACAGGAACTAATGCCTCCAAGCCGTATTGCAGATGATGTAGCCACAACAACACCATTTGCAAATGAAACAACAAAAAGTATGCAAGAAACATATGGCTATCTGCAAAAGCAATCTGGCATGAAACCTAAAGAGTTTAAAGAATTTTTAGAAAACGCAAGAACTGACCCAGAATCAGCTGAAATGTTGTTTAATATAAATAACAGATTTACAGTAACTGCGCGTGGTTTAGGAGCAAAACCAGCATCAGAAGAAATAATAACTAGAGGTATAATTAAGCAATCAGCAGATCAAGCAAGGCGCATAAATAAGAGTTTTGATGCTGCTTTAGGAAATCCTGACACAGCGTTTCAAACTTTAAAGGGCATAAAATCTAAAATAAAAAGTGAGGCATCACCCTTATATAACAAAGCTTTCAGTCAAGAATTTGCAATGACACAAGGTTTACAAGATGTTATGAGCATACCTTTGCTAGGTAAATATGAAAAGTCTGCGGTTAAAAGACTCAAAGAACTAAAAAAACCAACAGGTAAGTTAAGGGTATTGCATCAAGTAAAAAGAAAGCTAGACGGCGATATAGGTAAAGCTATAAAAAGCGGTGATAACACCGAAGCTTCAGATTTGTTACAATTAAAAAACGACTTATTAACAGAAATTGATACAGCGTCACCAAAATATAAAGAAGCTAGGAAGATATATGCAAATCAAAAAGCAAATGAAAATGCTTTGAGCTTTGGTGAAAAAAATATTTTTAGCGGCAAAGTAAATGCGGAAGAATTTGCTGAAGAAATAAAAGACTATAGCAAATCGGAATTAGAGTCATTGAGAGTCGGAATTAAAAAGGCTATTAGTAAAGTTGAGGCTGGCAAACCAGTAACATACAACGCTGTTGACAAAAAGTTTATCATACCAAATACCCGCGCAAAGTTAGAAGTAGCAATAGGCAAAGATTCTGCTGACAAATTATACCAATCTGTTGACGCAGAGGCAGCTATGTTTAGGCAATCTTCATCTGTTGCACCTCTTAACAATTCACGCAGTCTTTTAAACGCTGAAGCAATACAGCAAGCTGAGTTAGGATTAAAAAACCCAGTGAAAATAGGTGTAGCAAAAGCTGGTAAAGCCGTTGTAGAGGCTAACGCAAACCCAGCGACATTGTTAGGGCGCGGTGTAAGTGGTGTAGTAAAAAAAGCAACAGATAGTGTGACAGCTAGTTATAATGAGCAACTTGCAAAGGCAGCGGCAGATGTTTTAACTAGACCAGCTAACGAGGGCATTGATATATTATTGGCTGCCGCACCAAAAGAAAAAGTAGGAATAGCTAGGCAAATAATTGCTAAGACAGAAGGACAGCCATCTAATGAAGTAACGCTACAAGCTAACAATGTTGTTGATGCAGCAGATATTATAAATGCACCACAAAAACAAGGTATTAATACACTTGAAAGTGTTGCACCACAAAAAAAAGTAGGAATAGCTAGAGAGATAATAAGTCAGACACAAGGCAAACCAGTTACGCCATTGAAGCGCAAGGCTATAGAAGTATTATCTGCACAAGCGCTAAACCCGGAAATGCAAAACATAGCTAGGGGTTTAGGTGGTGCTGGTGCTGTTAGCGCCACAAGTAATGATGAGCCTAATGTTTTAAGCAATATACTTGCAGCGCCTAGTGCAGAAGGGCCAAAAACTACTACAAATATACAGGATTTGCCAGCTGGCGCGGTTATATATCCAAACAATTACAATCAGTTAAAAAGTGGTGATATTTACTATAAAGAAGTAAATGGTGCATATGTTGGTTATAGAAAAAAATGATTAGCCGCAAACCCATATTAAAAGCTAAGATGAAGTGCAACAAGCCCAAACGTACACCGGGGCATAAAACAAAGTCGCACGTTGTAAAGTCGTGTTATGATGGCAAAGAAAAAATTATACGTTTTGGACAGCAAGGTGCTAGTACAGCAGGAAAGCCTAAGTCTGGTGAAAGCCAACGTATGAAAAAAAAGAGAGCTAGTTTTAAAGCGAGACATCGCAAGAACATAGCAAAAGGTAAATCAAGCGCAGCTTATTGGGCTGATCGCGTAAAATGGTGATGGAGAGTTAAATGCCAATAGCTGAAGATAGTGCTGGTGGTTCACCCGTACCCATTCCTACAAACCTGACAACAAACCTTACCGGGGAAGCAACAGGAAGTGGTACGTTAGATTACACGTCGGGCGATATAGATATTGCAGTAACTGTTGTAGATAATGGTCATAATCACATACTGAGCAACATTACAGATGTGCAAGTTAACAATGCCATTAGCGGTCAGATATTAGTTTACAATGGAACTGTATGGGCGAATGCAACTAATACATCTGGTATTACTGCTATTGTGCAGGACTTAACACCTCAGCTTGGCGGAAATCTTGATTTAAACGGCAAAAATATTAATGGCAACGGCAATATAAATTTAGCTGATAATTATAAATTAACATTAGGTACAGGTAATGACCTAGAGTTATCGCACGATGGTGTATCTAGTTACATACGTGATGTAGGTGCTGGTGACTTACAGATATTTGCTTCAGACGATGTTTATATTAGGGGCCAAGGCACTAACAGTTATATGGCAAGATTTAATGAAAGCGGTGCTGTAACACTATATCACAACAATGTAGTTAGACTAATAACAACTGACAGCGGAATTACAGTTACAGATGAGGTGGAAGCTGCTGAATTTATAGGCAAATTGCGCGGCCCTACTAAATTTAAAGGTCAAGCTGGTGAGGCGTTATCTGCTGGTGACCCAGTTTATATATCTGGTATATCAGGTAATACTACTATTGTTTCTAAAGCCGATGCAAATGATGCAAGTAAGATGCCAGCCTTTGGTATTATAAATGCATCTGTAAGCGCAAACGTATCTTGTGAGGTACTTACTTTTGGTGAAATGCACAATTTAGATACATCTGCATTTAGTGAAGGTGATGAACTGTATGTATCAAATACAGGTACATTAACCACAGCAATACCATCAGGTGAGTCCTCACAAATACAGAAAATAGCTAAAGTAACACGATCACACGCAAGTGCTGGTGGTATATTTATCATGGGTGCAGGGCGTAGCAATGCTGTACCTAACCTTGACAATGGTGATATATTTATTGGTGACGGCACTAATTATGCAACAACTACAAGTCTTAACACTGCTGTAAATGCACTAACATTGACAAACTATTTGCCATTATCTGGCGGTGCAATGACAGGCAACATAACTACGTCAGGCACGTTTGACGGCAGAGATGTAAGTGTTGATGGCGCAAAGTTAGATGGCATAGCTACAGGTGCAGATGTAACCTTAAATGAAATATCGGCTGGTACAAACGTAACTATATCTGCAGGGGGCGTTATTAGCGCAACAGGTGGTACTAGCGGTATAGCACACGTTGTAGACGACACTTCACCCGAGCTTGGCGGCAACTTAAGTCTTAATAGCCACGATATCACAGGCACAGGTAACTTAAACTTTACCGGGAGCGTAACCCTATCAGGCACAGTAGATGGCCGCGACGTAGCTGCTGATGGTACTAAACTTGATGGCATAGAAGCATCTGCTGATGTAACAGATACTGCTAATGTAACAGCCGCAGGAGCCTTGATGGATTCTGAGGTTACTAACCTAGCACAAGTCAAAGCATTTGATTCATCTGATTATGCTACTGCCGCACAAGGCACTACTGCTGATGCTGCGCTACCTAAAGCTGGTGGCACAATGACAGGCGATATACTGTTTAACGACAGTGTTAAAGCTAAGTTTGGTGATTCAAGTGATTTACAAATATTTCACAACGGTACAGATAGCTATGTATATGACACAGGAGAAGGTGATTTAATATTAAGAGGTAGTAGTAATATAAAGTTACAATCAGCAGCTGGCACAGCTTTATCAACATTTACAGCCGCAGGAGCGTCAACGCTATATTATAGTGCGGCAGAAAAACTTGCAACAACATCTTCAGGTATAGATATAACAGGTAATGTAAATGCTACTGCAAGTTTAACCTTTGGTTCAGGCGGTGCATATGAAGCGGGTTCTATTTATTCTGATGCAAATTGGGGTATGATACATCGTGCCTACACAGCTAGTCCTGTACAAGCAGACCATTTGTTTGTAAACAGTGCGGGTACAGAACGTATGCGTATTGATACTGCGGGTATGGATGTAACAGGTGGTATAGAGGTTGCTAATCCTACAAACTACACAGGTATTCATCTAAGGGGAAATGGTGCGCCAAATGTTACGTTTGGACGAAACAATGTAACTACAGCAGAATGGAAAGCAGGTATATCAGGAAACTTAGGTACGTCTTTCACAATCAGTGAGGGGACTGCCGCCGCATCAGAAAGATTAACGATTGCTACAGGCGGTGACGTTAGTATACCATCAGGTAATCTAAATGCTACTAGAAGCGGTGGCTCTACACTAACACTAGAAAATTCTATTACATCTATAAGCGCTAATGAGTTGATTGGCGGTATTGATTTTAAAGGAAATGATACATCTGAAGATGGTAATGAGGTGCTTGCATTTATTAGGGCAAACGCATTAGACACAACGCCCGATAGTTGCATTAGATTTGGTACATTGCAAAACAATGGCGGTGTTGATGATGTTGTAACTGAACGTATGCGTCTTGATAATTATGGGCGATTGGGCATAGGAACTACGTCACCATCTGTAAAGCTACAAACAACTGTTGCAAACTCCTCTACAGAGGCAATAAGAATTACTAACGATACAGATGCAGTCAGAACGCATATGTATCCTGCGGAGATACAAGCGCATAATTCTAATTTAACGTTAAATGCTAATGATGGTGGTTTTGCAACTGTTATTAAAGCAGCAGGCGCAGAACGTATGCGTATTGATAGCGGTGGCATAGATGTAACAGGTAATATAGATATTTCTGGTGCAGGTACACGTAGATTAAATATATCAAATACTACATTAGCTGATACAGGTGAAATGGCTACATTTCAGTGGGATAACAATGCTAACTTAACTATACAAGGCAGAACAAGTGCAGGTGGCTTTGCCGCCAATTGGTATTCAATTCAAACAACTGATACTGATGGGCGTGCAGATGCACATATATTTTATACTGATGCTAGTACAGAGCGTATGCGTATTAATAGTACGGGTATAGATGTAACAGGTGCTATAGATGTTGCTAATGGTACAACCTATACAACCACAGGTGACTTCTTAGCTAAAGTACAACAAAACTCTAACGCATCAGGTAAGAACGGGTTATCCGTTATGAATGCTTGGGCAAGTAGCACTTCAACAATATTTGAAGCGGCTATGGGTTGGAATGGTGTAGCGGCAGGTTATTATCCAGTCTTTACAATAGACGGATTAGGTAAAACTACTTGGCAAGATAATGCAGGAAATGTTAGGGCTACTATAGATGGAAGTGGGTTAGATGTAACAGGTGACTTAACAGTCTCAAGTACAATAGAAGTTGGTTCGTTAACCCCTGCACAAGATGGTGCTATTGAAGTTGGTGTTATAGCGTTAGGTACACCCGCGATAGCATCTACAACAAGTAGTACAGGACTAATGAACCATATTATCTTTGATAATCCAAATGGTGCAGTTGGTAAAATAAATACACTAAATTCAAGCACTACCTATCTTACAAGCTCAGACTATAGACTTAAAACTGATGTGCAAGCAATGACAGGCTCTATTGATAGAGTTAAAGCACTAAGACCAGTAAACTTTGAATGGGTTGTCGATGGCACTAGAGTAGATGGTTTCTTAGCACATGAAGCACAAGAGGTTGTTCCAGAAGCAGTTGATGGCGAAAAAGATGCAATGCGTGACCAACAGTATGTTGAGAGCGAGGCAACAGGTGACATATACACTCCTGCTGTTGAAGCAACGTATGAAACAATACAGGTTGAGCTAACCCCTGCTGTTGAGGCAACTTATGACGATGAAGGCAATGAACTAACTCCTGCCGTCAATGCTACATATGAGGAACAACAACAAGAGCTAACTCCTGCGATTGATGAAGTAATACATAGCTCAGATGTTGTAGAGCCAGATGAACTTGAGGAAGGTCAACTATGGCGAGAAACAACAGAGAAGGTTATGGCAACAAGGCAAGTGCCAGACTATCAAGGTATAGACCAAAGTAAGATTGTTCCATTGCTAACATCAGCACTGCAAGATGCCATTGCTAAAATAGAAGCATTAGAAACACGCTTAGAAGCGCTAGAAAGTTAAGAACATGGAAAACCCGGCAAACGTAGATGTTAAGACATTATTAACTTTTTGTGCATTATTAGTTACGTTTGTTGGCGGTGTTATTGCTAGGGATAGACAAGTGTCGGCTAAGATCAGCAATGACAATTCTAAAACGCATGGGCGTATAGATGACTTAAAAGATGATATGAATGAAAACTTCGCAAGGAAAGATGATGTACGTGAATCGGTTAAAAGAGTTGAGCGCAGCATTGAGTCACTGGGCGTTGAAATGCGGCAAAACCATAAAGACCTCACTGCACTTATTATTAAGAATGAAAACTAAACATTACATAAAAGTTGATTGGGATGGTGACAGATGGCCTAACTTTAGTGCCAAAGAGCTATCATGTAGACACTGCGGTCAATACTATCATGACCCGGAGTTTCTAGACAAGCTGCAATGGGTACGCACAAAGATAGAAAAGCCGTTGCATATAAACTCTGCACACAGATGCTTTAGGCATAACCTAGCTGTTGGCGGTGTGCCATTAAGTCAGCATAGAAAACTTGCTGTAGATATATCCTTGCGTAATCACAACAAAGAAGAATTAAACTTTATGTGTAAGTCTGCTGGTTTTACAGGCTTTGGTTATTATCAGACTTTTTTACACATAGATACAGGTCGCCGCAGACATTGGTTTGGCGGTGATAAGTCATTGGAGTTTTGGTCAAATGATTGATATTTTATCCCCTATCCTATCAACAGGCGTTGGTATCTTTGGCGCGTTCTTACAACGTAAACATGAGCGCAATATGTTTAAACATGAAACAGAGCGTATGCGTCTGGAGTTTGAGCAAGAGTTAGCACTGACTGAAATGTCAATGAAAGCAAAGCGTGAAGAAACTGAGCAAGAGATTGCACTAACCGAAATAGCTGGCAACATATCTGCGTTTACCAACTCTCAAGACGCTGAAAACAATCTGAGTAAGATTAGATGGGGTAAGTCAATGTTAGGCGACATTGCGAACTTTATGCGATCAATAACACGCCCCGGCATTACTTGGTATTTAGTCTTAATGACAAGTATACGCACTAGCGAATACTACGCTATTACAGATAAGCTAACGCAAGATGTAACTAACTTGAATGACCAAGTAGCATTGATTGGCACAGCGTTTGACCAGATGCTTGCAAATCCCTTTGACTTGGCGCTTGTTAACATGACGGCAATGGTAATTGGCTGGTGGTTTGGTAGCAGAGGTCAAAATACTAGCTATGAAGATGAGCATTACAAAAGAACTGCGTAATGAAAACACACACCAGTATTGAACGCGCTAAAAAGATAGCAGAAGTTTGGCCTAACAGCACATCACTTGCTGATGCTATGCGTAAGGCTGGTATTAGCACAAATACAGAACGTGCGATGCGGCAACATAAAAGCAACACACAAAGTATTCTTGGTATAAAACTAGAGCCGCATAATCCCAAATACAAAACGAATGACGTAGAGTGTCCCAGCAACTTAGATATAAAAGCTGCAAAGAAGTATAAGTCATTTTTAATAACATCTGCAACAAATAACAGCACATTAAATCAAAAGTTTTTCGACACGCTAGAGTTGTTTAGTAAACACCACAAAAGTCAGCTGTTAATCATTCCCTTAAAATACAGACATAATACACTGATTGCAAAAAAAGACTATCAGTGGCCTGTGGCTATACATAACTATGCATTGCTTGATGATTTGATACTTAGCAAGTCATTCATGGTGTCTGGTCTACGCCTAACAGCTACTGCTGTAGACCCTCTATCTGGTATGCAAGCACATAGCGGACAGAGGTCTGTTGTTTATGGTGCTACATCACTGCACTTGCGGTTAGCGGCAACACCGGGTGATGAACTACCTAAAATGCTACAAACCACAGGTAGCTGTACCAGCAAAACTTACACTAGGACAAAGGCTGGTGGTAAGGCTAAATTCAATCATGTATTTGCCGCAACATACGTCAAACTTGTTGGTGATAAGTTTTATCATACGCAAATAATTTGGGATGGTAAAGGTTTTTACTTTTTAGATCAGTATTGGACACCAGAAGGATTACAACCCGGTGAAAACGCAGCGGCTATTGTTAGAGGTGATGACCACGCGGCTATGCACGATAGAGTTATACTAAAAGCTAGAGCTAGTCTGTGCGATAGACTTAAACCAGATATACACGTTTTCCATGACGTGTTTGATGGCGTATCTATATCACATCACCATAAGTTACTTGATAAGATAAAAGTGTTTAATATGCGTATGAACAGTCTGGCGTGGGAGTTAAAGCACACTGCGGCACATATAGTGCAAACAGGCGGTAAAGAGAATTGGATAGTAGACAGTAACCACGACAGGCATATTGAGCGTTACTTAAATGAAGGCAGACACCTTAAAGAGCCGCATAACGCAGCGATAGGTTCAGAGTTACTTGCTGAGATATCCTACAAAAATAAATCAGCATTAGAGTGTGCGTTTCAAAAATATATACCGGGCTGTTATAAATTTGTTAATGCAAACAAGCGTGCCAATATAAAAGGCATAGACGTATCACAACATGGTGATAGAGGTGCTAATGGTTCAAGAGGCAGTATTAAAGGTTTTGCCAATGCTATGTATAAAACTGTTATAGGCCACAGCCATTCGCCCGGTATTAGCGGAGGTGCATGGCAAACAGGTGTATCTACTTTAAAACAGCCTTACAAGGTTGGTTTATCTACATGGGCCTGCGCTGATGTAATCATTAATGCTAACGGCAAGCGATCAATGTTCTTTTATATTAATGGCAAAAGCCTAGCCGACGTTATTTGATTTTATTTACACCGGGCTTGCCATCATGGTATCGATGCAACATATCAAGCATCTGATTATGTATGTTTCTAATCTGCAATGACTTAGCCCATAAATCTCTAAAATTACCTTCGGGATAATCAACGCCATTGTGTTTAGAGTTTACATATTCTGGCTCATCAAAAAACAATGTGTGTTGCCTCCATTGCTCATGCAAAAGTACAACTTCTCTAAATAAACGCCAGTATTTATCGTCAAAATTTTCTTTATGTTTAGCCATTATGTGTCAAGCCTAGTTGTCTTTAAATTTCTGTCATCAACAACAGAGTCATTTAACATTGCATCTCGCAACACAACTAGACCAGCTATAGCTTTAGTTATATGTGACAAGCCTGATTCTTGATCAATATCTTCACCATCATACCAAGCTAAAAGATGACGCAATGTGCTGCTGTAGTAATCGCTGTAGTGCAAACGCTCAAATCGCCAATTGTATGTGCCATACTTGTCAGCACCTTCCGACAGCGAGTCAGCTATTTCATTTAAAACTTGCACAGGCGTATGTTGATATTGACGCTTTTTAAGACCAGCAACTCTTTTATAATTTTTCATTTTGCTCAACTTCCTCAATATTTATACCCCATTTAGCACACTGCGTTATAATTAACTCACATAGATCAGAGTGCTCTTTCACAGACATAGTTGATGTACGCGGATGTAGTGGCAACATACCGCCGTCTAAATCTGGCATAAACTGTGTTTTAAATAAAGCAGCGGCAAACACTTGTTTCCAATCTTCTGTGCTATATTTACCGCCTATGTTGCTTATTTGCCACGCATTGCCATTCCAACGCATTTTTTCGCTAACTATCGTTAATAAGGCCCACATAAGCGAGTTTTGGTCTGTGCTACGTTTATTGCGTTTAAATGTAACAAACGTGCCAGCTGGCGCTAAATCAATCAGACGCTTACATTCAAGCTTATCTTTATCCCTAGTTATATGTATAGTGTGCTGACCCATTTAAAACATCTCTAACTGATTAGCAGCTTCATCTACTCGCTCACACGCAATGTTATAATACTTTTCACTGATTTCTATACCAACGCCACGCCTGCCAAGCTTCTCACACGCAACAAGCGTTGTACCTGTACCCATAAAAGGGTCTAATATAGACCCAGTAGCATTAGTCACTACTTTTTGCATTAAGCCTAAAGGTTTTACAGTTGGGTGGTCATAATCAGATTTACCAACACTATGTGTAAATATTCTTTTCTTATCACTAAGATCGCCTTGTGGGTGGTAGCCTTTATTCCAAGCATGAACATATATCTCCAACTCTGGCTGATAATGTTTGTTAGCAACAGGCATAGGATTTGTTTTTTGCCAAGCGCACATAGCATATCTTTTATATTTGCTTGCAAGGTCTGGCAATAATTTAGCTAATTGGTCATTATGACAAAATACTATTGCGCTACTATATAAATATGGATTTATTATATTGTAATCAAACCCCTTATCTATCTTTGCTTTTTTTACATCTTTTAAGTATTTACGTTTGGCGTTCATACCACCACCGCTTGTCTGTATTTCATATGGTGGGTCACTAACTAGTGTATCAAAATTACCAAGCTCTTGAGCAACACTTTGGCAGTCACCAAGTATTAATCGCTGACCACCTATAGTTATATCTTTTATTATAGCTGTCATTTAAAACGGAATCTCATCATCTAAACCGGGTACTACATTTTTATTATAACCGCCAACATCTAAACGTGGTTTATCTGCACCAGCAAAGCTACCATCAAGCAAGACTAATGTGCCTCCATAGCCCTTTAAAACAACTTCGGTTACATACTTATCATTGCCAGAGTTGTCAGTCCATTTACGTGTCTGCAGCCTACCCTCAATATAAAGCTTAACACCTTTTTTAACATAGCGCTCTATTACAGATACTAGACCTTCAGAAAAGACACTTATTTTTGACCATTCGGTTTTGCTAACATACTCTTGTGTTTTTTTATCACGCCATTTTTCCGTAGTTGCTAATGAAAAGTTAGCAACTTTGCCTCCATTGTTAAATGTTTTAATTTCTGGATCACTGCCAACATTACCAACTAAAATAACTTTATTTACACTAGACATTTTTACTCTCTTTCATTTTGTTAAGTTTTTCGATTAATTGATTTATCTCAGTATTTGCTTTAAGCATTTCTGATAATAATTCTTCTTGATACTCTTTATCTGCTTCAACTCTGCAAACTGCCATTTTTAGTCCATCAGGAAATCGAGGGTCATAGCCAACTACGTCAACATATTGTCTATTTGTAACTAACAGCTGCATTTGTAGTTGAACGCGATATTCTTTTGCGTGAGCATCTTTCTCTAAATAGCTAACCATTTTTGCCATAGAAAAAGGGCATTTGATTTCAACTAAACCATCGTCATCAATAAGGCCATCTGGACTGCAAGTAATAAAGTCATATTCCGGGTGGATAACCATACCAACTTCTGTAATAGCAACATCACGTTCAAAAGCATAATAATCACGCGCTTCAACCTCTAAGTCTGTACCGCGCTGCATAGCTGCGTTGCTATACGTTGGCTCAACTACACCAGTCATGCGCTCTAATGCGAGCTGAGTAATCATATTAGCTCGGCTTGTGCTGTAACCTGATTTGGTTTTAGCGACTAAAGCTTTGACGCGTGAAGCTGTTAATTTGCCTGCACGCGCCGCAAACCAAGCATCTGAGCCTTGTTCAACATCTATAATATTCATTACTCTGCCTCCGCTTTTTCTGCGGCTACAATAGCGGCTTTTTGCTCAGACCAAGCTTTTTTAAGGGTAGCTAAGTCTGCATTATTGCACTTTAGTTTTCGTATTTTTTTAGCAACAGCTTTTAAATCATCATCTTGCATAGATTCTGATATTTCTATAAGCAATGGCTCTAAGTCTATTGATTTTATTTGTTTAGCCTGTGACGCGACATTACCATCATCGTCTTCTTGTGACATATTAAGTGCGCCAGCTAAACCGCCGCGACGGCAGTATGTCATTGTAGACATAAGTACGTGTATATCTGCATTTTTTACATCTGATTCAAAATATGTTTCATACCATTCCCCGGATGTGTGCAATATTCTTGTGCTTAGTACCATTGTGCGACGCTCAGTAATACCACCTTGATTTTGCATTATTGTTATATCGTTTTCTGCTAAATGTGGCCTAGCAGCCTCAATTAGTGAGCTAATAGTTGTATATTTGGATTTAAAGTGCGGATTGCTGCCATCTTTACTTGCTGGCTGTATAGAATTAATAGCTTTAACAAGAGCTGGTGCAATTTTAGCTGTGCTTGCAGAATGTTGTATTGGTAAGTGTTGTATAGTCACGTTTTCCTCCATTTTTAAACTGTGATGACTTAGCCATAAAGTAATACGCAAGCCTTTGCAATAGCTAATCTGTTATTATTTTTACTAGACATTGTAAAAAATATACTTATAGAATAGTGCTATGTACTTTAAAAAAGGAGTTTGTAATGAAACATACTGTACAATCTATAATTGATAAATCAGGCGGCAAAGATGCTGTCTGCGAGATAATACCAAGTTTAAAGCCTGATACACTGCGCAGCTGGAAGCGAATTGGTATCCCGGAGAAATATTGGGATAGACTCATTGATATGCACAAAACACGATTAACGGTTAATGAGTTGCATAAGTTAAATACTGTTGTGCGCGGAGGATGGTAATGTGGGTGCTACCGAAAAATTACCAACTGTCGTCAGTTTTTGCAGCGGATATGGTGGAATCGAAAGAGGACTTGATCTTGCAGGGCTTGAACATAGAACAATCTGTTATGTGGAGATCGAAGCCTTCGCCATTGAAAACTTGGTGCAGAAGATGGAAAAAGGACTCATTCGTGCAGCACCTATTTACACGAATCTTATGTGTTTCCCAGCACAAATCTTTCGAAACAAAGTTGACATTATTACTGGAGGATATCCCTGTCAGCCGTTTTCACAGGCAGGTAAAAGACAAGGAAAAGACGATTCCAGACACTTGTGGCCTGTCATCAGAAAACACATGGAAGCAATTAGACCTAATAGAGTTATGTTCGAAAACGTCGAAGGTCACATATCGCTTGGACTCTCCACAGTTATTAGCGACTTGGAAGAAGATGGTTACAATGCAACGTGGGGAATATTCAGCGCGCGTGAAGTTGGCGCACAGCACCAGAGAAAAAGAGTCTTTATCATGGCCGACAGTGATGGCATCTGATTGGAAAAATATGGATACTTGTAACCAAATGCAATTAGCTAAAGCCGTCAAAATTAATTGGCCGACAGCTACAGTATTTGACGCGACAGGCGGTGGCTATCCAACTGAAATAGTTAATGGTCAATACAAATCAAAACACAGCAAAGACCCAGACAGCGCTTGGTATGGCGCTAAATTAGCAGATGCAGTCAAAGTTAATTGGCCTACACCAGCTGCTAGAGATTATAAAGGTAAATCAGGAAAAGGCAGACAACAGAGAAAAAATAATCCATTAGATACATTACCAAACGCTGTAATGATAGATAATGGTGGCCCCTGCTATCTCAATCCAGATTGGGTAGAGAAACTAATGGGTGTACCAACTGGCTGGACTGCACTAGATGGCAATAGCAATGAATGGCAAAATAATTGGTCAGGCGATTGGGAAGGTAATACACCAAGAACAACTGATGTTAAAAAAGATAGAGTTGACCGCATCCGTATGCTTGGAAATGGCGTTGTTCCTGCGACAGCGGCTAAAGCTTGGACAGTGTTAAGCGCTAGATTAAATAAAGGAGAGTAAAATGAAAATACAGAAATACAATAAGAATGGGGTAGAGTCTTTTTATACAGAGCATCCGTATTTCAAAAGAATGATGCTGCACCGGGCAAAGCGCAGAAAAGATACAAGATCACAACATCATTGGCAGAACCTTGTGAATAAAGAAACAACAGATGCACTTAGGAGATTGTTAGATGAAGTTTAGTGAGCACCCGGATTACGTCAAATATAGAACGATTCCTAATTATCTTTATGCAAAAATTGCATTAGAGCAGTGTGGCAAGTGTGGCTGTGGATGTGGGAGGGACTTGGAATTTAAACAGCGGAGTATAAGAATTGAACACTTGGTGCAAAGGGCATTTCTGGGCAAACATGAGGAAGGTAATATAGCGCTCTGGTGCGTTAAGCCTTGCGCCCTCGCTAAAGACAAAAAAGATGCGCGTGCTAGAGCTAAGGTCAGAAGTTTAACATCTGCAACTGCTAAGTCAAAAAAACCTAAGAAAAAAATACAATCGCGTGGATTCAACGACAGCTATAAGCCTAATATTAAGGAAATTGATTGATGTATAAACGTAACAAATACAACGCCAT